ACATTTCTAAAGTTTGATTGTCACATTCATTTTTATCTGAAGGGGGATTCCATCCCTGACTCAAAGTAAAATCACAAAACTCATAAACATCCTGAGTAATTACGATTCCAACTCTAACTAAAGAACTCAGAAGATAAGCCCTCTTTTGAAAGCATTCATCTTTAAATCTCCAATCATGAGTTGTAGTCATCCTTATCTCCAAGAAACTTTGCTAGAGGATCTCTTCGTGTTTTGACGATCTCACATGCTCTTTTATAAAACATATTATCTGTATTACCAGAGGCTTCAAAAGTATCCTTGATCTTAACCCAATTACTATAGGTGTGATCGTCCATAGTGTTATTGAATTGTACATAATTATATACTAATCACGGAAGCCTAAAGGGCAACCTTATGTGTTCAACTCGTAACACTCATTAAGCAATAATTAAATTTGTTATAATTCTAAACGGAGAGAGTGGGATTTGAACCCACGGTGCTGTTAACACGCTTGTTTTCAAGACAAGTTCCTTAAGCCACTCGGACACCTCTCCAACGGAAGATGTTGGGATCGAACCAACGGAGGTTTTACCCTCACGGTTTAGCAAACCGCTGCATTAACCACTCTGCCAATCTTCCTATCGGACTTCAAAATCCAGTTTACGAACTTTGCGAGCTCGTCTGGACTCTTGGAAAGCAAGTTCAGATGGACTGAATAGACTATCTTTCTTATTTTCCTTTATTGAGTTTAACATAACAACTTGATTTAGGTCAACAGCAGTGATGGTGTCTCCCTTTACAAGTGTCATATTATCACATCCACAACATACTGATTTTGTTGGATGCGACTCCAACTCGGTGTTACACACCTTACATCTTACTTTTAACATTGGTCAATACCTTAACTAATTATTCTTCAGTTGTTTCTTCCGTAGTTTCTACCTCAGTTTCTTCCGTAGTTTCTAGTTCTTCTTGAACCTTCTTTGTTGATTTATCTGAGAATGATCTTAACATCCATACAAATTTACCATGAGATTCCATTAAATCTTGGGCCAAATTTGCAGTTGCATAAGACTTTTGCGATTCTGCTTCTTCTGAAACTTTTGTAAGCATTTCACAAAGATCTTGATTTGACTTTAACAAATCAGAAATCATTCCTTCTGCATCTACCGAACTGGAAGCCTCTTTGACTCCAGATACCTCAAGAACTCTTTTTAGACTGCTGAGTGGTTTTACATTTAAGTATCTCATATGTTCGGAGAGTCTGTCAATCTCCTCAAACATAGTCTCGTATTGTCCACCAAAAAGGGTATGAAGTTGTTGGAAATCTTGTCCTACAACATTCCAATGATAAACCCAAGTCTTATGGAACAAGACGAAAAGAGATGCCTGTGCATCACTCAGTAGCTTAAAAAGTGTTTCCATTATACAGATACTTTTTCAAGTATTTATAAGTGGGAAATGTCGGACTCGAACCAACGACTTACTGCTTGTAAGGCAGCCACTCTACCGCTGAGTTAATCTCCCTCACTCATGTTTAAATTTTTCCAACTTAATCCAATTAAGAAGTGCATTGAGTTCCATTCTTTTTTCTTCAGTAAAGTCGTTACCCTTACTGAATAGATAAAAATCTAGAGCTTCAATTGTAACTTCTCGGTCTCGTTGTGAAATTAAAGACATGATACCTCATTTTTGAAGAGGAAGCGGGTAACCAGGATCGAACTGGTGATTCCAACTTGGAAGGATGGCGTGTTACCTCTACACCATACCCGCTTATGAGACAATTATAACTTATGTAGTTTTAATTGTCAAGTGTCGCTGAAGGGACTTGAACCCCCACGAATTACTTCACTGGAACCTAAACCCAGCGCGTCTACCAATTCCGCCACAGCGACGGACTCCCCCACCTGGGCACGATCCAGGAACCCTTTGATTAACAGTCAAATGCTCTGCCAATTGAGCTATAGGGGAATATAAATTTGGAGATAAATCTCCAAGCACCCCTGGTAGGATTTGCACCCACGACCAACGGCTTAGAAGGCCGATGCTCTATCTACTGAGCTACAGGGGCATAAGATCATACTAAATTATGATCATATTCCCAATGACAATTTGGACATAATGCCATTAGGTTTTCTTTGGAGTTGATTGCACTAATTAATGTGTTACCCTCAAAAGTTGAAATTCCTTTTTTATGAGCAATTTCAACATGTTTATCATACCCGCATCTTTCGCAAGTGTCAAGTCCAAGTTTTTTGGCGACAGATCTTGCTCTTGTCCTAATTAAAGCATATGCAGAAGATCTATGATGTTTGTCATAAATTGCTTCAGAAAGAGTCATGTCTTTCACTTCTTTGGTTTTTATCCATTGAAAATAATGTTCTTTACATCTTGCTCTTTTTGCATTAATTGGTTTTCCACAATCAATACATTTGTGTTCTGGACTGCGTTTGGGTCGAACTCTATTGTTATATGAGGCAGAACAACTTCTACTACAAAATTTAGTTTTAGTTAAATTACCACATTCTAAACAAGAATTCATATTGGAACCTATGACTAATATTATTTATACTAGCAATAAGTTCCAATGGGAAATACTGAACTTGAATCAGTGACCTCACCCTTATCAGGGGTGCGCTCTAACCAACTGAGCTAATTTCCCTCATGGGATATCTCGGATTTGAACCGAGGACTAACCGGTTAAAAGCCGGATACTCTACCGCTGAGTTAATATCCCAGAGGTGGGCAGGACTGGATTTGAACCAGTGAAGGCAGAGCCGTCTGATTTACAGTCAGATTCCTTTAACCACTCGGAAACCTACCCAAGGCGGAGAGAGTGGGATTTGAACCCACGGTGAGGTTACCCCCACACAGACTTTCCAGGTCTGCTCCTTAAGCCACTCGGACACCTCTCCATATTTAGAGTATAGAGTGGGGGAGGAGTATTGTCAACCCCTCCCTCCTATTCTATTGTATCAAACCTCTACCGTGATCAGTCGGTTGGCATAGTCATGTGCATAAGATGTACGGGCACCATGATGCCCCCAACCAATCCAACTATACGCATAGTCCATGTAACGATTAATTGATTTACCAGGAATTTTCATCCTGTCCTCAATTCGTTGCCATTGAACCTCAGTCGTTAGATAACGAAGTTGCGTGTGAAGATCTGATGGAGAACCACCAATCTTTTTAGCAAAATCACCCAATCCATAATATCTGTTGGCAGATGTCCATTGAATCAGTCCGTAACCGCCGTAGCAACTACGCCAACTGGTTCTACTACCACCTTCACAAACATTAGGCACGAAAGTAGATTCCTGTCTAATGTTGCCCATGATGGTAGCAAGGGCGTTTCTGTCTTTAATACCACGATCCTGGAAGTATGCCAGGGTAGCATTCTCATGTTCATTACACCCTTTACAAATAAGCCTTTTCTCTTTTGGCTTTGGTAATGCAACCTCGCGGATTGCTGTCTTCTGACCATCAACAAGATCAAATTCCTTAATAACGGAAAAGGGCGCTTGTCCTGGAACAGGAGGCGGCGGCCCTTGCATCTTGTAACTCTGGAATGGCAGTGTTGCCGTTGTGGTTGTAACCGTTGCCAGAAGGGGCAGGGCTACTGTAAAGAAATTTTGCATTAACTCCGATTGAACTCTACATCCGTATAGAAAGGGGGTACACCCTTTTCTCAAAGGGCACTTTCCACGGCTCTAATTGTCACATCACTTTCTCATAATGAGAAACCCGACACTTTTGGTATCGGGTTGTAACATAATATCACATATTTAGTTGTTTGTCAATTATTCAGGATTCTGATGCTAACATTGTTTCACGAAACTCTTCATAAACCGCACAGGCATTAAGATAATCACCCATCTCTGCGAGATAATGAAGACGATCAATAATACTATCTTTAAGGTTTTCCTCTTGATCAATCATTTGATGTTCCATGAAAGTAGTCCTTCCTGTAGTAACGACCGAGTACATTGCTATTGTAGTACTTCGGTTCCCCAGTGTCAAGGGTTTCTATCAAAACATTATTTAAGAACAATTGTCTGGTTTCTTCGTAGTTACATTGTCCTTTTGTTTTATGGAGGCTAAGTATTGTTCTGTCGCAGGATGTTTTTCCCCAAATGTTAATATCGGCTTTGAGTTCAGGACAGGAGCCGTAATACTTTTTCCAATCGGACTCCGACTTAGCTTTTCTAGATTTTCCTCTTGGTGTGCGGAAAGACCAGAAATACTTTCTACCAATATAACTACGACCAGTTTTACGGCAGTGAATATGATATACAAAACCAAAATGATCTTGAATATGATCAGACTCAAATATTTCCCCGTTGTAGAGCCAAGGGTTTTCATAACTCATAAAGCTCTTAGAATTATATGAGCCTTATTTATCCTTTGAACCCGGACAGAGTTATTATAGTCATAAAAAAGGGGGTTAGTCAACCCCCATAGTCATATTAGTTTTTTTTAAGACCTTTAAGTGTCATCGCAAGACGAGCTCTTTTACCCATTTTACCACCTTTCTTTGCTGCAATTTCAAGTTTTCCAGTAGGAATCTTTTCATCTTCAGGAACTCCAAGTTCTTTGTGGAGAGCACCAGGATGTTTAATTGCTTTTTGAATCCATTTCTTGGTCTCTTCAAGATCAACTCCATGAGTCTCAAGAATAGAATTTCTCCACTCCTCACTCATGTTTGCCATCATTACGATTGCATTCTGTTCTGTCTCTGCATAACCCTCATCAAGTAGATGACCTTTAACTAGATCAAAGATGTCAACATCAGAAGCAAGATTTACACCCTTCTTAGCAAGATCAAAACCAGATGGTTTTGCAGCAGCAGTTGGTTTTGGAGTTGCGGTTGCAGCAGGCTTTGGAGGAGCAGCTTTTGAAGCATTTGGATTGTTCAATAAAGATTGATTTCCAGAACCTTTTCCTAAGTCCTTTGCGAGAGTTGGACTTTGCACTGAAGGAGTCATGGACATTTTGGATCTCATATCCTTCATTAAAGGATTATCAGTTTGGGAAGTCCCACGAATTCTTGCTTTTTCATCAGCAGCTGCAGCTAGTTTTGGATTTGCAGCTCGCCACTGATCCATTGCACTTGGTTTTGTTGTAGGAGTTGGAGAAGGTGATGGTTTATTGGATGGGGAAGGAGTTGTTGTTGGTTTCTCAGCTGCAGTAGATGGTTTATCAGCAACAAAAGTTCTCTTACCAGAAGAATCATAAGTTACACTTCCTTTCTGACCCCCAAGAGTTGCACCATATTTTCTACCAACTGTTACCTTCTGAGATTGTCCAGCAATATTTTTTGCAGAGATAACATTACTTGGAGTACCTCCTGGTGTACCAGATGGGCCTGGTCTATTGGATCCTGGTTCTGGTTTTGCTTTTGCTTTTGCTTTTTCTGCTTTATCTGCCGCAGCTATTGCAGCATCTTGTGCTCTTGATATTCTTGCCTCTCTTTGAGCGGGAGTTTCTCTTCGCGTCGGTCTTGCAGTTGAAGTTGGAGCTCTATCCATACTGGCAACATGAGAAAAACCAGTTTGTGGTGTTCTTACTCCGGCTCTAACTGATGGTTCAGCTGATCTTTCTGGAGATGGAGCTAAATATTCACCTGCAGCCTTAGCAGCATTTGAAACTTTCGTTACAAATTTTCCCATGTTGCTGTCCCAAAATCTTGCTGGGCCGCCTGGCGCTTCATCAAGTTGTTCCGTCTCTTCACTGAGAACCTCAGGAGTCTCATGGACCTTTGAATAGGCCTCTATGAGACCCTTGATTTCTTCTGCTCTCATCGTTACAAAAACTACCTTTATATTGTTATTTATTTATCCTCGGGTTTCCAAGAACAATCAATTCCTTCAAAAACTGGAGAACAAATTCTCATTGGTGGCGCAAGTTTTTTACAATCCTCCGAGTAACATAAAGACTCGTCATTCTTTTCTTCTAAGTATTTTTGTTTATATTTTTGATCATAATCGGAAATAATCCGATCATACTCCCGTGTTACATCACGAATTGCTTTATCGACATCTCTTTCAACTCTACGATTTACTTTATTGGGATCTTGTAGTATAATCTCATTAAGAATACCTTGTGGGAGATACTTTCTTTGAAGTTCATCTAATAAATCCCAAAGACCACTTTCAGATACTCCTGTACATTGTGAAAGGCCGGCTATAAGTGTAGATACAACAACTCCAACAATAATGAGTTGTTTTTTATCTGGTTTTTTCTTACCAAATTGAAAATTGAACTGCATGATTTGAAATCATTCTATTACTAGTTATAAGCATCAATAAATATAAAAATAGGGAAAGACTGAGGAAAATTAATGTCTAGACTTGGGATCCAAACAGGCAGTAATCCTAATGATGGTCAGGGAGATTCATTGCGAATTGCAATGGGTAAAATCAATAGTAATTTTACCGAAATTTACAATGTTATAGGGGATGGAAATAATTTAACAAGTTATGCAAGTACTGCAGGAATATCTACACTTGCAAGAAACTTAACAGGATCTCCAAGAATTAATGTTAGTGGAATCTTAAATACTGGGATAACCACTACAGAACATTTAGAAGTAACAAATATAACCTCAACAGGAGTTATTACCGCAACTCAATTTGTTGGAGATGGAAGTCAATTAGAAAATGTAGTTGCAACAAATACTGGTGTAGAAGTTTTAGATGAAAATGTAAGAAAGGGAGTTGCAAAAGAACTCAATTTTGGAGCAGGATTATTTTGTAGTGGACCTGATGGTGTTGGAAGAGTTACCATAGCTGTAACAACTTCTATAGTTTCTGGTGGTGGAACTGGTGGTGGAACTCCCCTAGAAATAAGAAATCAAAATGTAATTCTTGGAGAATATTCAAAATTAAACTTTGGAGCTAATTTATTAGCCTATGTTAATCCCGTTACTGGGGTAGTAACAGTTACAACTGCAACTAGTGGATTAAACATTTCGGGAATTATTACCGCAACTTCTTTTAGAGGTTCCGGATCAAGTTTAACAGGAGTTATTACATCTTTAGTTGGTTATGCAACTACTGGATATGTTGCTAGTGCTCTGGTTGGTTATACGACCACTGGATATGTTACTAATGCATTAGTAGGTTATGCAACTACTGGATATGTTGCTAGTGCAATATCTGCAATTAATATACCGACAAATCTTAACGACTTAACTGATGTAAATGTTGGTGCGCCATCTACAGGTCAAGTATTAAAATGGTCCGGTACAGAATGGCAAGCCGCTCCAGACTTAACTGCATCTGGATTGGGTATTGGTCTTTCAGACTTATCAGTTACAATCAATCCTGCAGGTATAAACTCCTTAACTTATAATAATTCCACTGGTATTTTTAACTTTACTCCTACAAATCTAACAGGATTTGTAACCACGGGTGGTTCTATCTACTATGCAAGCATTGCTGGAATTGCAACAGTAGGTCAAGGACTTACTGGAACTCCTGATATTACAGTTAATGATTTAGAAGTAATTGGAGTTACAACTTTTTACAACAGTGTCCATTTTGACTACGATAAACTATTACTTATTGGTAGTAATGATGAACTACAACTATTTCATAATGGAACCAATAGTTACATTGATAACTCAAGTGGAGGTTCATTAATTATCCGAGATAGTGGTCTCGGAATCCAATTAAGAAGGAGTGGTGGCGGACCTGGTGCAGGTCTAATGGCTAACTTTAATACTGGTGGTGGTGTTGAACTTTACTATGATAGTGTTGTAAAGTTCCAGACTTTCCAGAATGGAGTTGCAATCAATGACTCCGTAGGTATTGGAAGTACCGCAGGTAATCCACCTTATAGATTAACTGTGAGTGGTGTTGGCGCTACAATTACTCAAGGTCTTGCAAATGCAATTGCAGATTTCACTTCAAGTGTTAATGGATATGGACAATTAAATGTAAGAAATTCCTTATCAGGTACAAATGCATCTGGTGATGTTGTTATCACTGCAAATACTGGTAATGATACTTCTAACTTTATTGATCTTGGTATCAATAATACTGGATTTACAACATCAAGTTGGACAATCAACGGTGCATTAGACGGATACTTATACACTTCAGATGGCAATCTATCAATCGGTGCAGCATCTGCAACCAAATATCTTTCCCTGTTTGCTGGTGGAACTCTTGCAACAAATGAACAAGTAAGAGTTACAACTACTGGTGTTGGTATAGGAACCACAAATGTAACTTCAAAGTTGACGGTTGGTGGTGATGTAAGAGTTTCTGGCGTAATTACTGCATCTTATTTTGTTGGAGATGGTTCTTTATTGACCAATGTTCCTGGAAGTGCCAATAGTGGATATGCAAATACTGCTGGTATCGCAACAGTAGCTCAAGGACTTACAGGCACTCCAAACATTATTGTAGGAGTTGTCACAGCAACTTCTTATATTGGTTCTGGATCAAGTTTAACAGGTTTAACAGGAGCATCTGCAAACACCTATGGTAATGCAACTACAGTACCTCAAATTGTTGTTGATGCAAATGGAAGAATTTCTTCTATTACTAATGTTTTAATTTCTGGTGGAGGTGGCGGTGGATCATCTATTATTGTAAATGATAGTGGTTCTTTAGTTGGATCTGCTGGAACAATTGATTTTGGTGCAGGAATTTCCGTAACTCCTACATCTGCTGGTATAGTAACAGCAAATGTTACCTATTCACCTGTTGCTGGTTACTCTACTTCTTCCGGACTCTCTACTTCAGCTACTACTGCAGGTTATGCAACTTCTGCTGGTATCTCTACAGTTGCACAAGGACTCACTGGAACTCCAAATATTACTGTAGGGGTTGTCACAGCAACTTCTTATAGTGGTTCTGGAGTAAACCTCACAGGAGTTATTACTTCATTGGTTGCTGGAACGAATGTTACAATCACACAAACCGCTGGCATTGCAACCATTAGTGCAACTGGTGGCGGTGGAGGTGGAAGTGGTGACTATGCTACTATTGCTGGATTTGCAACTGCTTCGGGAATTGCCACAAGTGTTGTTGGTGGTGTTGGTATCATTACACAACTTAGTGTTTCCGCAATCACAACAACAGCCAATCTTAATGTAACTGGCATTGGAACTTTCTTAACTGCTGGATTAAAAGTAAGAAACCCAGCAAACACTTTCCAATATAATATTACTTCAGGAGCTATTACTGCAGATAGAACTCTGAACCTACCT